GCTTGGAAGATTGCACGGTCTTGAGCCATCGAGAATACTGGATCTTTAACAACCGCACCAAAGACCGTATTTGTAGCAGTAACATTAACACCTTGAATAAGACCTGTACCACCTAATAAACCAGCCAAACCATACATTCTGCCAAATGTTGCCAATTGACCTTGCACCCAACCGGTCGTATGAATAGAACCTGGTGCCATATTCAAAGGCACAGCAGAACCTGCGGTAATATAACCAGGAGTAACGAATCCAAGTTTTGCATAGGATTGCATACCTGCGGTAATGTTATTGGTTGCAGAAATACTCAATGTAGAAGATATTGCACCACGAACCGACAAATCAGCATTAACATAAACATTCTGTGCGGACATTGTAATATCTTCTTTTGAAGTTAAATCCATATCACCTTTGGCCGTAATCTTTGCAGTACCATTTACTTGTTGTACCAAATTACCTTTAACAAACTGTGTGGCATCACCATCTACATTAATTACAGAATCACCATTAATAGTAACAACGGATGCACCCTTAATGGTAACATTACATTGTCCTTTAATCATTACATTTTTTGCACCAGCAATGATTTCATAACCATCACCATATATCTTATGAACTTCTGTGCCATCTGGTTGCATTTCGATGAATGAACCAGAACGGTGTTGCAAACGCACACGTTCTTTAGATGGTGTGTCATCCATTTCAAGCGAATGACCACCTTTGGTTTGAGTTACTGTGTTAAACGGGTATTTTGGCGGATTATCTGCATCCACAATTACCGGTTCTGTCCATGCACTATTTGGCATTTTTTACCTTATGCTTCTGGAGTAGTTGGAGTTACGGATACTACCACATCAGTAGCAGCTGCCGGAATTTCATTAACTGCCGCTTCAATATTATTGAATTCATCAACAAGAGGTTGTGCGGCCGTTTTAACTTCATTTATAATTGCACCTGGTGTAGATTTAATTTCATTAATTGCTTGTGTTATACCTGCTGTTGCTTCAGATAAACACGCCTGTAATAATGCTTGTAATTCATCCGGTAATGATTGTATGTAAGCAATCAATTCTTGCATTTCTTTAATGTATGCCTGAATTGCTTCAATTTGTTCTTGTATTGGTTCAATTTCTTTTTTAATTGCTTTAACTTTGGCTTTGACTGCTGATATCTGTTGTTTAATATCTTCTACCGCAGGATTAGAAGATGTTCCAGCAAACAAACCTTCGATGGTTGTTCTTAATCCACCAACAAACAGCATAATTTCTGCTTTGGCCACCGCAATATCTTTATTCACACCAGCACAAATGTCACAATTGTGTTCTCTTTCGGCCGCAGCCAATTCTTGCATGGTTTCTTTAATAACACCACGAGCAACAGAAGGTAAAGAAGGCTCACCAACACGTTCAGTAACAACTCCAGCAGGAGAAGCAATTACCGTGTTTTGATCCGCAACCGAATTATCGTAATCAGCCATCTTATTGTTTTATTCCTGGCATCACACCAAACATTACTGGAAACTGTCCTGATTCTCCATCCATAAAGAATCCAACAACCCAATCACCTTTTTGTAATGGTGAAAATGTTCTCGAATTATTAATTGAATGTACCGGATGAGCCCACGGTAAATCTTTTGAAGGCAACAAACTTTTGTTGTCGGTGTGCCAACCAAATATACGAACTTGACAACGACCAACGGCCAACTCATCAATTTCATTTTCAACTTCACCAACCCACCAAATGAATTGATTTCCAATAAAACTGTTTCTATCCATTATAATTGCTCACCATTGACAAGGCTCTGTAATGTACCATCACCAGTATTAAAAGATGATATCTTTTCTTCAAAGCTATCTTTGCATAATTCCAACACAGTTATATAGGAGTTGTTCCTAACTATGTGCCTAACGGCTGTCACCAAATATTTACCTGATAACATTGGATCTCTTGCTCTTGCTGGTGCTGAACCCGATTTAGAAAAACTTGCATTAGGATTATCTTTTAGTGTTTCAAAATCAACAATTCTACCAACGCTTATAAACGGGTCACCTGCAATTGTTAATTTAATTCTAACATAGTTGGCCAATGCAATCTGCGCCACTCGATTCGGCATATATTTTTCAATAAAAATATCTGAAGCAACCGTATTTGGTCTACCCGACACAAAAGCCTGTTTCTTTTGGTCCGAATTGGTTGTAACCATTCTTAGTGTGCCATGATTCAAATCGGCAGGAGGGGCATCATAAATCGTTTTGTTCATGCGATTTTTATAATTATTCGTTAATGAGTATCCGTTTATCTTTGTTGCTTTCTTTGAATAAGTATCATAATTAAAATCGGTTGTTTTAACTTTCCTTAACAATGGATCAATCGTAATAACTCTATTTGAAAATGTTCCGTTTTTAATGGCACTCAAAGTATCAAACAAATTTAAAATTTCAAACTTATATACGTTTGATAACTGTGCATCTATTTGTTGATTTGAAAGGTTCTTTGGATCAAACCGATAAGTTCTGTATACTTTCTGTGCATATAATTCTTGCAAAGATTTAAACCAATACCCATCCGAATTCTCAAAGAATATCATATCGGCACCTTCACCAACTCCAGCCTTCGGTAGTGCATAACTGGACAACCAATTAATGGTTTCAAATAACTTTTTGTTTGGTAAAATAAAGTCATAAGTGCCTTGAGTTTCACTTATTGACATTTGTTTCTTTTTACCAGAACCAACTTTTAAATAATTTTTAAGAATATCAGTAATGATTTCTGATACCTTTTTACCTTTGTAGGACTTGGATATACGATATTGTTCAGATATTAAAAATTCTTCTGAAACAAAATTTAAAGAATACAACTCATAGTTATTACTGTCGGCTGGTGACCTGTTGGTAATTTTGTATACTCTAAAGTTTCTTGTGAGTGCGTGTTCATCACCTTCAGTTTTTTGTAACTTAATTTGAATGAATTCATTACCACTTAAAGAGAAGTTTGAAATTAATCCTACAGCATCAGATAACAATAATTGACCAGATATGGTGTTTCCGTATATGTCCTCAAATAAATTTAATTCCATCAAAAACGGAATCAAATTAACTATACTTTCTCCTTGAACGGAGGTGTATAGATTCAATAGTGATAGTTGATACTCTGTGGGGTATCGTAATACCTTGGTGCCACCAGTAGGATTGCTAATGTCTGCCATATTATAAGTTCATTAGGTATTTAAATTGATTTTCAACATCAGTAATATAATTTGCATTGATTAATTTGATATTTCGTTTCTTTTCATTTAGTTCATTTTCATAATCAAATATAGAAACGGCTTTCTTAGTTATAGTATAAGTAACAATACCACCATAATCAAACTTTGATTGTTTTGTGGTTTCTACTGTATGGTCATAAGTATCTTTATCGATGACAATATTTTTAATAACCGTGGTTTGATTTGAATCATCATAAGTGGTAATTAATTTTTCATAGTGGTGATTAGTAACCTGTGTATAATCAATTGGTGATTGACTACCAGCGGCAGCTTTATACTTATCGATAATAAATTTAGTAAATTGTTGTGTAGATAGTGGCCATTCCCATTGCGGATCAGCAATCTCATTGGCAATCAAAACCATCCAGTAACGATATGGACTGCCATAATATTTGTTTGCAATAATCTCTGGTGTATCACCCTCTTGAATTGCATACTTATAAAATATTAATGGATTTTTAGAAAGTTGTGGAATTAACTTGGTTCTTAATGTAAGATTAACCAATTGAGTATAGTTACCTTTATTATCGGCCGTGGTAACAAACGGAAATGTATCAAAGTATTTCATTTTTTATCTGTCCATTGGATCGTTGTTCCAAGCATCTTGATAACCATTTATTGCAACTTGGCCTGGACTTCGACTATAATTTTTTGCAACTTTATTATTTTTAACATCTTCTTTTGTCATAATAGACATTTCCATAAATGTTAGTGTCAAACGAGTTTGAACACCATAACCATCATTATAAGCAGACCAGGTGCCAGTTGGTGCGTAATCGACCGCCATATTATTTAATACACAATCTCGAATTGACATAATTTTAGCATCTTTTGCATTTTCAACCGTATCACTTGGATTTTGTGAAGTTAAAAATCCTAAACCAATTCTATTCATTGCAGATTGAAATGAATTTTTTAAATTGTCAAGAATTCCATTTCCACCTAAAAATTTAAATTTAATTTTAAATATTTGTGGAGGAGTTAAATATTGACCAGATTTTCCATCTGCACCACCAGAAAAACCAGGTAATGAATAAAATGTAAATGTATCAACAATATCTTTAACCATTGCTGCTTCTTGTGCATTTTTTGGTGTCATTAAAAATTCTAAGGTAAAAGTTCTTAATCCAACACCTTTGAATAATAATTGCATTTGTGGATTAGAAACAGAACCCATAGCTTGTTGTGCTACCGCACCTAAACCTGCGGTACCGCCGGTAGCAGAATTAATTCCTTCGGCAACTTTTGAAACGCCTAATTTAGCCAAATCAGATTTTAAAAAAGTATTTGAATTATCAATTAAACTTTTAATTCCGCTAGCACCACCAAAATCTTGATAAGCATTACCTAGATAACCTTTTAAACCCAAAACTTCTGTCATACTAACTTCTTGGTATTGTGGGTCGTGTTGTGCAACCAAGGTATCTGGCATAAACAAAGAAATATTTGCCAATGATTTTTGTAGGGCTGTTCTGTTATATTGTTTTGCTGTAAGATAATTTAAAATACTTGGAGCATCTGAATTTTTCATTACACTAGTTGTACCAGTAACAACCGCATCTGCAATTTTTGTTGTAAGGCTAGCACCAGAACTCATGGAATTTGCAATATCTTTTCCTGCCATACCAGCAACATCTGCTAATTTTCCAGCATCATCCACAAAACCTGATGTATAATCATGAACAGTAATAAAAACTGCATGACCCATCGAAGGATTTGTTGCCAAATCTGATGGAAACATTAAGTTTTGTGAAGATTGGTCTTGAAATAGTGATGCAAGCGGTCCTTGCAATTGAGCTAACGGAATATTAACCCCACCTATATTGGTTGGAATGACTGACAGACCCATGTTATTTCTCTTTTTGGATTGAATATACATATTTATATGGCTTATAAAGGACAATTCATACCTAAGCACCCAAATAAGTATATTGGTGATGCAAACAATATCATTTATCGTTCCTCATGGGAATGTAAGGTGATGTCATGGCTTGACCAGAATCCATCAATTATATCGTGGGCTTCAGAGGAACTTGTAGTTCCATACATTTCACCTATTGATAATCGTAGGCACCGATACTTTCCTGACTTTATTGTTAAAATGAGAACCAAAGATGGAACACTCAAAACGATGATGTTAGAGGTTAAGCCCAAGAAACAAACCATTCAACCAGAGATTCGTAAGAGAATTACCAAACAATACTTGATTGAAGTTCAAACATGGGGTGTCAATCAGGCTAAGTGGAAAGCTGCAACAGAATTCTGTTTAGACCGTGGTTGGCAGTTTATGTTAATCACGGAAGACCATCTCGGACTCTAACTAAATAATCAAATGGCATCTAAACTTACAGAACTCACTCAGCAAAAAACAGCAGCCGAACTTCAAACTATGTCCAGAGAATCAATGGATTGGTTAATGAAGAAGATTTCTATCATTCGTAGTCCGGGTAGTATTGCTGATAGCATTGCAGCTGAAAAATCTCGACACACCAATAACTTTATGATTGGTGGTTTGTATTGTTATTATTATGATCCAAAGACCAAAGATAAGTTGCCATACTATGATATCTTTCCACTTACTTTGGTATTGGAACGATATAATGATGGTTTTCTAGGTTTGAACCTACATTACTTGCCACTCCGATACAGATTGGCATTTTTATCTAAACTGATGGATTACGCCTCCTATGACGAGAGAAACAATATTCAAAGGGTGCGTATCAGCTATGACATTTTAAGGGCCTCCAAGTCGTTAAAAGAGTTCAAACCATGTATTAAAAGATATCTGACCAACCAAGTCAGGTCAAAAATACTTGCCATTCAGCCAAATGAGTGGGATGTGGCAGCTTTCCTGCCTGTCCAAGATTTCAAAAAGGCAAAAACAAGTGCAGTATGGCAAGAGTCCGTAGAAAGTTTAAGGAACTAAAATGGCAGGTAATATTAATCAGTTTAAGTCAAGTTTTTATACCGAGGTTGCCAGACCTTCAAGATTTGATGTAACCATACCTGTGCCACTCATTTTGGCACAATACATCACAGCCGGTAGAAATTTGAGTTTTCGTTGCGAAAATGCAGAACTACCAGGCAGGTCATTTCAGACCACCGAAAAGAAAATTGGTTCTGCACCAATTGAAAAGTTTCCGTATCACACCATGTATAACGAATCTACAATGACTTTTATCGTTGGTGATGATATGAAAGAAAAGATTTTCTTTGATGC